CCCCCCCTTCTAACACCACCCCCCCACCCACCAACCATGACATCAAGCCGCACAGGGACAACATCTCACAAGCGCTGGCGCGAAGCCGTACTCAAACGCGACCAAGCCGCCGGACAAACAACCTGCCCAACCTGCGGCGTAACGCTCGCATGGGGCACCACCTTGCAACCCGACAGCCCCGAACCCGACCACATCACACCATGGTCGCTCGGCGGCACCAACACGCCCGACAACGGACGCACAATCTGTCGCCGCTGCAACCAACGACGCGGAAACGGGCGCAACAACACGCCAAAACGCCGCCGAACCGGCACAACAACAACCCTCGTAGCCTGGTAATGTGACGGGGGTAACCCCCTCCCCCCACCTACGATAAGCTCCCCAAGGCCAAGCGAAATTCACACACAGAAAGGAACACCATGGCCCCCACCCCGACGCACTGCCGCGAGTGCGGAGCCGAACTCGATCAGCCTGCACGCGGACGCAAGAAGACCTACTGCTCCCAGGTGTGTCGCGACCACGCAAAAAACAAGCGATACATGAAGACTCACCGGGATGAGGTGAACCGCGTCCGCCGTCTGAAGTACCAGGCGGAGCGGGAACCGGACAACAGCCCGGAGGTTATCGAGGCGCATTCTGAGTGGCGGGCGGCCCACGTCGATAATCGTCAGCAAGAATTAGAATGGCTGGCGGGGGTCCTGAAAGCATCCATTGAGGATGCGCCGCCGGACCGTCGAGGCCCGCTAGCAAGCCAATTCCGAGCCACCCTCGCAGAGCTGAACGCCATCACTGAACAAGCCCGTAAGAAGGAAACAGTAAATGACCCGTTCGACGAACTCGCAGCCCGTCGCGCTGCTCGGGGAGGCACCTCCGCGCGTCCTCGTCCGACCCGAGGGCGAGCGATCTAACGGGTGGGAAGACGTCACCGACCTATCCGCCATGCTGGGCGTCACGCTCCTACCATGGCAGGAACTTGTGCTCGAAGCCGCAATGGGCGAACAGGCGAACGGCACGTGGGCGGCGAAACGCGTCGGCGTGTCCGTGCCCCGTCAGAACGGCAAGAGCCAGCTCCTCGTCGCACGGGCGCTCGCGGGCGCGTTGATCTTCGGGGAGCGCCTGATCGTCGTATCCGCCCACCAGCAGGATACGGCGCGCGAAACGTTTGAGAAGCTTCTGGAGATCGTCGAAGCCGACGAAAACCAGGGGCTGCGTGATCGCCTGGCAAAGAACGGCGTCATGAACGCGTTCGGGCGCGAGTCCGTGAAGTTCAGGAACAGTGCGAAGATCAAGTTCAAGGCCCGCTCCGGCGCGGGCGGCAAAGGCTTCAGCTCTGACTGCCTCCTCCTCGATGAGGCTCAGATCCTTGGGTCCCGTGCGTGGACGTCGATCAACTCGACCATGTCCGCGCGTGCCAATCCGCAGGTGTGGCTCCTCGGCACGCCCCCGCAGGATGAGGACGATTGCTATACGTTCGATATGGTCAGGAAGGCGGCCATGTCGGGGAAGTCCACGGCGTCGGCGTGGGTTGAATGGGGCGCGGATCCCGACGCGGAAGATTTTGACCCGGCGTCGGAGCTGACCAGGTGGCAGGCGAACCCCTCGTGGAACAGCTTGATTAACCACGAAGTGGTGCAGGGCGAGTACGAGACGTACAGCCCGGAGAGGTTCGCTCAGGACCGTCTCGGTATCTGGCGTCAGGACGCGGGCGCGAAGCGCCTCATCACGCCTGCCCAGTGGTCGGACACTGCGACGTCGACGCCGCCGGATGAGTCTGAGGGCGTGCGCACCATCGGTGTGTCTTTCACGGCGGATGGTCTTCACCAGGCCGTCGCGGGCGCGGTCAAGACTGAGGACGGCGGTCACGTGGAGCTGATCGGCGCGTACTCGGGCCGCGCGGACGTCGGCGTCGCGCAGCTCGCCGATTGGATCGCGGAGCGGCGTCATCGGATCGCTGAGATCGCGATTCTTGGGCGCGCCGGGTCGGGCGTCCTTGCCGAAGCACTGCGTGAGCGCGGCGTCCCCAAGCCCATGATCCACATCATGAGCACAGGCGAGTACTTCGGAGCGACATCAATGTTCCTGGACGCCGTCCGCGAAAAGCACCTGACCCACCCGAAGGGAGAGCGTGATGACGTCCTTAACCGGGCGGTCGCTACGTGTGATAAGCGTATGCGCGGCCAAGATGGGGCGTGGGGGTGGGCGGCCACCGTAGAAGACGGCGACCCGTCCCCGCTCGACGCGGTATCGGCTGCGTACTGGATAGCGCGCACAACGCGACGCCGCCCCCGCGCACTCCGCGGGGGGAGCACTCAGGGGCGTCGCGGCGTCGTCGTGGTCTAGCTAGTAGCGCAGGTCAAAGACCGCGTTGTGGATCACCCTGTACAGGGGATAGGTGATATGGCGCGCGTACTCAGGGAACTGCGCCAAGTACTCGGCTTCGGTGAGCGCGTAGTTCGGCATGAACGCCTCTATGAAGCGCGTCAGATCCCGACGCTTCGCTTCTGCGACGTCCAGGAACTCATCAAACTCCCCTTCGCACAGGGTCTCTTTGCCGCGCTCCCAGCGGGACACGGTGCACTGCGCTTCGCCGCAGGAGCGCTCACCGAATTCCTTTTGCGTCATCAAGAGATCGCCGCGCCGAGCAGCGTTGCTAATCATGTGGTTGGTACCTCCTACTTGGTTGTATGCATGATTATATGCACATATGGTATGTGCGCTCAAACGTTGAATTCACGCGGCAAACCCGCTTCCCCCGCCGTCGCGCGTGTACCATAAGAGCCAAAAGACAACCAAACGGAAAGAGCTGACATGCCCGCACCCATGATCGCCGGTCTCACCAGCGCAGAGCAGGCCGTCCTTGCGACGCTGTGGAAGCGCATCGAAACCAAGGCCCCCAAAAACGAACTATTGAACGCGTACTATGACGGTCACCGCGTCTTCCAGGACCTCGGGATCAGCGTGCCCCCGCAGATGGCGCGCGTCCGCGCCGCCCTCGGCTGGCCAGCCAAGGCCGTGTCCACGCTCGCCCGCAAGCACGTCTTCGAGGGCTACTCCCTCGACGGGCGACTAGACCCGTTCGACGTCACTGAACTCCTGGTCAGGAATTCGTTTGACGTCGAACTCATGCAGGCGATTCAGTCAGCCTACAAGCACAGTTGCGCGTTCATCGTGGTCGGTGCGGGTGACACGTCGGCGGGCGAACCGCCTGTCGTCATCCAGGCCCGGGACGCGCGTTGGACGTCTGTCCAGTGGGACACGCGCCGCCGGTGCGTCACCGCCGGGCTGGCGATCAACGGCGTGGACACGCCTGACACGGACGGGTGGGATACGGATACGATCAGGCGTCTGGTCGCTCCGTCAGACGCGACGCTGTTCCTTCCCGGTGAGACGATCCGCCTGACTAAGGGGCCGCGCGGCGCGTGGCAGGTGCAGCGCCTCCCCAACCCCGCCGGACGCGTCCTCATTGAGATGTTGGCGTATGATCCGCAGATCAGCCGTCCCTTCGGGCGCTCGCGCATCAGCCGCGAGGTTCGTTACCTGACCGACTGTGCGATCCGCACGATGGTACGCACCGAAGCGTCCGCCGAGTTCTTCTCATCCCCGCAGCGATACGTCCTCGGCGCGGACGAAGACGCCTTCACGGGCATCGACCGGTGGTCTGCGATCACGGGCCGTATCCTCGCCCTGTCACCGAACGAAAACGGCGACATTCCCTCCGTCGGTCAGTTTTCGCAACTGTCGATGGAGCCACACCTGTCCATGTATCGCCAGCTCGCACAGAATCTGTGCTCGGCGACGAACATGCCGACCTCATCCGTCGGCATCTTCGCGGACAACCCCGCGTCCGCCGAAGCCATGCAGGCCGCCGAATACGCGCTATCAGACGAAGCCGAATACCAGTGGCGTGTGTTCACGCCCGCGCTCCGCCGCATCATCGAAGACGTCGTCATGGTCCGTGACCACTCGGTCACCGCGCCCGACGAATCCTGGAAGCTCGCCGTCAACTGGACACCGGCACGCTACGTGTCCCCGCAGGCATCCTCGGACTTCATCGTCAAGATCGCCCAGGCAATGCCCGACGTCGCCACAACGACCGTCGGCATGCGCAGAGCCGGATTCACGCAACAGGAAATCGACCAGATGCAAGCAGAGACCAGGCGCGCGGGCGCGGCGTCGATCCTTGACCGCCTGGACAAGCTCGCCGGAAACACGGTCGCGTGATGGTCACCCGCAGCTCTCTCAACCGCTACTCCAAGGCCGTTGACCAGGCGGTCGAAGCGGCACGCGCCGACCTCGCCGCATTCTGGGACACGCTCCCACTCGACGACCCCGCCGCATGCCGCGACGCACTCATCGACTTCGTACCACGCCTCGCCGCCCAATACGGCGACGTCGCCGCGCTCGCGGCTACCGAGTGGTATGACAGCGAGCGCGACGCGGCTGGCATCCGGTCAGAGTACCGCGCGACGCCCGGCCCGTCAGCGCTGCCTGTTCAGGTCGAAGCGAGCGTCCGGGCATCCGCTGACCACCTGTGGTCTGACCAGCAGGAAAAGATGCTGGCCGACCTGAACGGTGCCATGCAGATGTGGGTCAAGGACGCGGGCCGTAACACGATCCTGCGCAACGCCAGGCGTGATCCGTCTAACCCAAGGTGGGCGCGTGTCCCACGAGGCGCGAAAACCTGCGCTTTCTGTACGATGCTCGCTTCACGCGGCTGGGTGTACGCGTCTGAGAAGACAGCTGGCGGCGCTGGCAATCGCTTTCACCACGACTGTGATTGCGAGATCGTCCCGGCGTTCGGGGACGCGGACCCCAAGATTGACGGTTATGATCCTGACCACCTGTTAGAGTTGTATAATGATGCGCGAAGCGCTGCACTTGAGAGCGGTGACAATCCATCGGATTTGAACGTTCTCATGCGGCATGCTAGGCGTGCGACGCCTAGCGCTTACGCGGACGGCGTGAAACCCCGCCCGCAAACTACCTGACAGCTGGGGTTCAGCTGGCCGATGGGACGACGGTCCCCTATAAACGGAAGGCATACCATGAGTGACGAAACCAACACCAACGCAACACCCGCGCCCGACGCGGGCGACACCAAGGGCGCGACGCAGGACCAGGCCCCCAAGTCTGACCAGGCGTTCATGCCGATCACCAGTCAGGAGGCGTTGGACGCGATCATTACGAAGCGCGTCGAACGCGAGCGCCGCAAGTTCGCGGACTACGACACGCTCACCGCGAAGATCGGCACGCTCGAAACTGACCTTGCGGCAGCCACCGCGAAGGTCGAGTCCTACGAACGTGAGGCCGCGCACGCGGCACTCGTTCGTGAGGTCGCGAAGGAAACCGGCGTCCCCGCAGACCTACTGCGCGGATCAACCCGTGAGGAAATGACCGCTCATGGCAAGGCGTTGGCGGAGTTCCTGACCGCCCGGTCAACGACCCCCGTCATCCCCAACCTCGGGGCCGCCCCCGAGACAAAGACCTCAACCGAACAGGCGTTCGTCAAGATGCTGTTCGGCAACTGATCTCCTACTGAAAGGGTAGAAAATGGCCGTATTCGGCACGGGGCAGGCAGCCCCGCTGATGCCCCGCGAAATCGCGGACGGCATTGTCAAGAAGACGCTCAGCACGTCTACCGTGGCGAAGCTGTCCGCCCAGGAGCCGATGCGCTTCGGGAAGACAGACATTGTCACCTTTAACGACCTTCCCAGGGCGCAGTTCGTTGAAGAGGGTGGCGACAAGGAATCCACCACGGGCGGGTTCTCTTCCGTCACTGCGACGCCTCACAAGGCGCAGGTGACCATGCGGTTCAATCAGGAGGTCCAGTGGGCCGACGAAGAGTATCAGCTTGGTATTCTTCGTACGCTCGCTGAGGCCGGAGCGGACGCTCTTTCCCGCGCGTTGGACTTCGGTGTGTACCACCGAATCAGCCCGCTCACGGGGCAGGCGGTTACCGCCTGGACAAATTACATCAACGCGACGACCAAGCGCGTTGAACTCGGCAAGGGCGGCTCTGACCCGGACGCGGATTTCCGCGCTGCCGCCGGTCTCATCATCAACGATCTCAACTCTGGCGTTCAGGTGACCGGCGCTGCCTTGGACCCCAAGTTTACTTGGGCTTTGTCCAACCTGATGGTCAAGGATGGGTCTGGCGTGACGTCCACGCCTCGTTACCCGCAGCTCGGCCTCGGCACCGACGTGACGTCCTTCATGAGCGTCCCCGTCGCCGTGGGGTCCACCGTGTCCGGCCTTCCCGAAGCCACGGACACCAAGGTCCGCGCCATTGTCGGTGACTTCGTCAATGGCATCCGTTGGGGTGTCCAGAAGGAGCTGCCCGTCGAAATGATCACCGCTGGTGATCCCGACGGTCAGGGAGATTTGAAGCGCAAGAACCAGATTGCGCTTCGCCTCGAGGTTGTCTACGGGTGGTATGTCTTCCCGGATCGTTTCGCGGTTATCGCTGAAAAGTGACCGCGTGAATAGGGGGGGGCGGCTCCGGCCATTAACCTGGTTGGCCGCCCCCCCTTACCGCATGGTAGGAAAGGAGGCGCAATGACGTTCACACTCGCAACTGCGCAGGATTACGCGGACCGATACGGCCCGCAGGAGGCTGGTGAGGCCGCCATGACGTCGGCGCATCTCGCCCGCGCGTCGCGCATCGTCCGCGATGAGTTCGCGCGCGAAGGCCTGGATATCACCGTCCTTATCCAGGTCGGTCGACTACAGGCCGATACCGTGGCGGATGTTGTGTGCGACATGGTCGCGTACATGCAGCGCAGCGCCGTCGGCGACGTGCCGTTCGGGGCGACGCAGGTTAGTCAGACGGCTGGCCCGTACACCCAGTCGGCGTCCTACAAGACCCCGACCGGATCACTGAGTTTCACCCGTGTGCACCGCCGACGCCTGGGCCTCCCTGTGTCGCGGGCGTTCAATATTGACCTGTTGGCAGGTCGATCGTGATCCGCGGCGAAACCGTCACCCTGATCCGCCCGGCGGCCCCCGGCGTCGACGCGTTCGGGGATGAGCTGACCGGCTGGCAGCCCGGCGTCTCCGTTGGGAACGTCCTCGTTGCCCCCGCGTCCACGGATGACCTGGCCGGGAGCCTGCGACGCGACGGCGACCGCGACGCACTCACGCTGCATTTCCCGAAGACATTTTCGGGTAGCCTACGGGGGTGTCGCGTCATCGTGCGTGGCGTCACTTACCGAGTGGTAGGGGACCCGCAGCGGTACACGACTGCCATGACGCCCGGCGCGTGGGACCTCCCTGTCACTGTCGAGCGAACGGAGGGATGACATGGTGAAGCCAGTCACAACAAAGTTCAAGCTTGATTACGACGCGATTGGCCACATGGTGAATGGTGTCGTGGACGATGCTGTGCTGGCCGCCGTCGAACGTGCTGGTGAAGGCTTCGAGGGGGACCTGATCTGGACAGACCGCCCCCACGGTGCCGTGTACGCTGACACGTTCAAGGCCCGCCGACGCAACGCAAAAGAGAACACTCTGATGAAGGCGGTGTATGGCGGATGAAACAGATCATCGATTATCTCCGTGCCAACCTGCGCGGCGGTGGCGTGCCCGTCCATGCGACCGTGCCCCGAAACTACACGAGCGGTCAGCTCGTCACCATCGAACGCACAGGCGGCAGGGCTGACCACCTCATCGACTACGGCGTGTACGCCGTACAGGCGTGGGCAGACACTCACGCTGACGCCTACCAGCTGGCAAGCGACGTGAGAGACACGCTCATCGACGCACCCGCACACCTCGCCGACCTCGCGTCAACGCAGGTTACCAGCATGTATAATTTCCCCGACCCCGACAGTCGCCAGGCGCGCTACCAGCTGACTGTCACGGCATCACTCATGATGAAAGGATAGCGATGTCCGCTAATGACTCCTCGCTCGCATCTGTCGCAAAGCCGGTAGCGGCTGGAGCAATCAGCTCCGGCACAACCAAGCTCGCCCTGCCTACCGACCCGGTGTCTAACATTGCCGCCGGGTTTGTCAAGCTCGGCTACGTCTCCGAGGACGGCCTGACCAACGGCCTAGACCAAGATGTTGAAAACATCAAGGCCTGGGGCGGGGACACTATTTTAACCGTTCGGACAAGCCGAACGGAGACCTTCAAGTTCACGTTGGTGCAGTCATTGGACGTGGATGTGCTGAAGGAAGTGTACGGTCAGGATAACGTCACCGGCGACCTGACCACCGGCATTACGGTGAAGCACAATGGCAAGGAACTTCCCCGTCGTGCGTTCGTGATTGATATGCTGATGACGGGTAACGCCGTCAAGCGTATCGTTGTGCCATTCGGTCAGGTTACCGAGGTCGGCGACGTCAAGTACGTGGACGGATCCGCCGTCGGCTACGAAACGACCGTGACCTGTTTCCCCGACGCGCAGGGGAATACCGTGTACGAGTACATCAAGAAGGCGGCGGCGTGACCATGGCGAAGAACATCAAGACGGTCGAAATCGACGGGTTGTCTATTGACGTTGACGCCGCTGTTTTCCAGGACTATGAGTTCCTGGAAGCACTGTCTGAGGTCACGGACGGCCAGCCCGCAAGCATCGTGCGCCCGTTCCGCATGCTGTTTGCGGGCGACGCCTACCAGGCGGTCAAGGATCACCTGCGCGACGAAGACGGGCGTGTCCCCGTCAAGGCCATGAGCGTGTTCCTCAGCAAGGTTGTCAAGGCGACAGTCCCAAACTCCTAGTGCTCCTGGGGGCGGAGCAGAAAGCCCCCGATGAGCTGGCCGCTGACTTCCTCCGGTTCTACCGGGTGGAAGATTGGCGGCAGCTCAACCCCATGCGAGCAGCTTCCCTTGCGGCGGCTATGATCGGCCAGCCCGAGTCATGGACGCGCAGGAAACTAGACCCGTATTGGGAGTGGTCAATACTGACCAACCAGTGGGGCGTCCTCGCCTCGGACGCCCTTCGGTGGGTTCAGTGGTCGAAGACACGCGACGGCCAGCGGAACCAGCGCCCGCCGCAGCCGTTCCCGCGCCCGTGGGAGAGCGAACGTGATTCGTACGTCGCGCTCCCCATCGACGAGCTAGAGGAAGCGCTAGAGGCGATCCGTAGAGCCTGACCAGAAGGAAGGAAAGACATGGCGGGAAACAAGGGCACCGACATCGGAACCGCCTGGATCAACATCGTCCCCTCCTTCCAGGACATGGGCGAAGGCATCGCCAAGGAACTCGGCCTGGTCGACAAGAAGGTCCCGGAACACACCTCTTCGTGGGGCACTGCGATCAAGGAAGGCCTGGGTAGTGCTTTCCAGGCGGTCGGGACTATGGCTGTCGCTGGCCTGGCGGCGGCTGGTGGCTTCATCGCGTCCTACACCGGTGAGGCCCTGGCCGCGTCCGACGCCACGGATAAGTTCAAGTCCACGCTGAATTTCGCGGGCCTCGATTCGAGCGTGATCGATGAGCTGACCGCGTCCACGCAGGCGTACGCGGACAAGACAGTCTATGACCTATCTGACATTCAGATGGTCACGGCGCAGCTTGCCTCAAACGGCGTCGAAGGATACGCGCAGCTCGCGGAGGCCGCCGGTAACCTGAACGCCGTCGCTGGCGGCAACAAAGAGACCTTCAAGTCTGTCGCCATGGTTTTGACGCAGACGGCGGGTGCCGGAAAGCTGACCACTGAGAATTGGCGGCAGTTGACCGACGCGATCCCCGGCGCGGCTGGCCCCCTCAAGCAAGCGCTCCTCGACGCGGGCGCGTACACGGGCGACTTCTCCAAGGCCTTGTCAGACGGTCAGATTTCCGCTGACGAGTTCAACAAGGCGATCATGGACCTCGGCCTTACTGACGTCGCGACGGAGGCGGCCACGTCCACGTCAACGTTTGAGGGTGCGTGGGGCAACCTCGAGGCCGCGATTACCGGCGGCCTTGTCAAGATCATCGAGCCGTTGAAGGGTCCCCTCACCGATGCTCTGAGTGGCATCGCGGATTCCCTCACGCCAGTTTTTGACGCTATCGGCGCGGGGATTGACAGCCTGGTCAACGGCGGGGGGCTTGACGAGTTCACGGGCATGCTCGGCGGAGCCGCCCCCGTCGTGGGCCTCCTGGCCGGTGCGCTCGGTCCCCTGTTGACGCAGCTTCCCCTGATCGGCGGCGGATTCGCGGGTCTGACCGGCCCCATCGGCCTGGCCGTCGGCGCATTCATCGGTGTCCTACAGAACAGCGAGTCCCTGCGTGACGCGCTTGTCAACTTGGGTGCGGCGATCCTCCCCGCCCTCGAACCGCTCGGCGGCGTCTTCGTCCAACTGGTCGAAGCCATTGGCCCGCTGCTCGGTCAGATCGGCGACGGACTGGCCCCCATCATCGCAGCCCTCACACCTATCGTGACGGAGGTCGTTGAGGTGATTGTCCAACTGGTCAGCCAGATGATGGACTCTCTCCTACCCGTCCTGTCGCAGGTCGGCGACCTGTTCGTGCAGATCGGCACGTACATCGCACCCGTCATTGAGTGGCTGGGCGCGATGCTGATCCCCGCATTCCAGGCCCTCGGCACAGCCGTCGGCGTTGTCTTCGACAACATCATGACCGTCATCTCAGGCGCGCTGACCTTCATCCAGGGCCTGATCCAGACCGTGGGCGCGCTAATTACTGGCGACTGGTCAGGAGTCTGGACCGGAATCCAGACCATGTTCTCAGGCGTGTGGACCGCGATCCAGGGCATTGTCTCCGCCGTCCTGAACGCAATCGGCGGCATCATCAGCGCTGGCCTGAACCTGATCTCTGGCGTCTTTTCTGGCGTCTGGTCAGCACTCGTCACCCTTGTGTCCAACACATGGAACTCCATCACGAGCGCGATCAGCAGCGGCGTCAACAACGCCGTCTCCTACGTACAGCAGCTGCCGTCCAAGATCAGCAACATTTTCTCCGGTGCTGGAAACTGGCTAGTTTCCGCCGGAAAGTCAATCATTGACGGCTTTATCAACGGTATTAAGTCGGCGTTCGGTGCGGTACAGTCTACGCTCGGATCGCTGACGGACATGCTCCCGTCCTGGAAGGGTCCTGAGGACCTTGACAAGGTGATCCTCAAGGACGCTGGCCGCCTCGTCATCGGCGGCTTCGTGACCGGCATGGAAAGCCAGTACGCGGCGGCACGCGACAGCCTCACGCGCTTCACGGCGTCACTCGCCCCGAGCATGAGCGCCCCTGCAGCACCGACCGGATGGTCAGGAAACGGGGGCCTCCCCGAAACCCTGACCCTCCGCATCGGCGAACGCGAATTCACCTCTTACCTGGAAGGTGAGACGGTCCGGACCCTCCGACGCGCGTAGAAAGGCACACAATGGCAAACCGAACGTGGGTCGCCACACACACCGGCCTCCCATCCTTCAGCGTGGACGCCGGGACACACGTCACCACCGGAGGCCGCACCCTATGGCCCGGCAACCAGCCGGGCGTCTTCTCTGACGCGCTCGCGGCCCCCGGCGTGCCCACCACCTACCAGGTGGGAGACAAGACCATTACGCTCACACGCCGCCCCATCCCCGGCGGCGGCATGCTACTCACCGGCACCGACGGACGCCCCATCGACGGCCTGACCGCCTGGAACAATAATGACCCCATCTCATGGAAATCCGGTGCATCCATCATCGATGACCGCCTCACCAGGTGGTCAATGCGCACGCCCCTCCACGACGGCAAAACCCGATGCGTCCTCCCCGCACACGCCGAAGCCGACGCCTGGCGCATACTCAAGACACGCGGACACATCATCATCGCACCCGGCGACGCCACACCCGGAGTCCCCGCACGCCTCGTCACCGTCAACAGCGTGGCCCGCGAGCGCCTCGGCGCTGACGGCACGATCACGCTCACTATCCAGTGGACGGAGGCCGGGCCGCGTGACGTAGAGCGCATCGGGGGCGGCGCGGTCGCTGTTGTCACGTGGGGTGACTGGCAGGCATGGTCTGACCGGACGGGAAACAGGCAGGATCAGAGTGAGGTTACTCTTGCGCGGTTGATTGCGGGGATGCCCTCATGAGGCCGGGTCCTAGTCTCGTGGCCCTGTCCGGGCCTGTCTCTGTCGGTGTCCGAGTGGACGTGTATCACGGCGGCGCGTGTATCGCGTCGGATATCCCCGCGTGGGACGTGAAGGTCGAGTCCACGTTGAAGCGGGTGGTCCCGTCGAAGCTGACCATGCGGGTAGACTCCGGCATGGTGCCCACCGCGCCCAGTGACCCGCTCAATAACTACGGTCAGCGTCTGCATGTGACGGCGCTCGTTGACGTCGGTGGGGAGACGGTGCGTGTCCCCTACGGGTGGTATGTCCTGACCGACTGGGAAGAGCGGTCGGGTGGGCTGGATGTGACGGCGATGGACCTGGTCCAGACCATCGTTGATGACCAGGCGGTCTGGCCGTCGTCGCCGCCCGCCGGTGCGACGCTCGCGTCTGAGCTGCAGCGCATCGTGACGTCAAGCGCACCCTATGGTCAGACACTCCCCGTCATCCTTGATGCGCCCGACCGTGCGGTTAGCACGAGCTTTCAATTGGGTGTCAAGAAGGCCGACAACCTGCAGGACCTGTGCGACGCGTACGGTCTCATGTACGGTGTCAAGCCTGACGGGTGCCTACACGTATGGGCCATCGATTACGGCGGTGACCCGGTGGAGGTCTACACGGGCCGTGACCTCCTAGTCGGAGCCGTCCGGACCGCCCGCGAGCGCACGCCGAACCGGTGGATTGTTCAGGGGTCTTCGCAGGGGAGTTCGTCTACGAAGTGGACTGCTGTCCGTGAGAATTTCACGGGCGTCTACGCGCCTAACCTTTACGGGATTGTGACCGAGCGGAAGGAGTTCAACGCGGCGACCAGCGCGGACGCCGTGGAAAAGGCCGCGACGTCCTACATGCGGAAGGCGCTCGCGGCTCATGGGGCGCGGTCTGTGCAGATCGCTGCGGACCCGCGCCTAGAGGTCGGTGACCTTATCCTTGTTGTGATCGATCATGAGGACGGGACGGTCGAGCGCGTCAGGGGCCGCGTGCAGGCCATGTCGATCACGCTGGATGATCCTGGGTATGTGATGAGGGTCGATATTGTGGAGGAATCATGGATGTGAGCCTGTCGCCGTTTTTGGACCTGGTGCCTGATGGGGCGGCGGTCGCTGATCGGCTGTCTGCGCCTGACAGTACCCTGACCGGGTGGGTGACTGGCATCGTGGATGCCGGTCAGGGTCTTGTGTCTGTCGCTATCGATGGGTCTGACGGTGGGCATGTGGTCGCCCGCGCGGACGCCGGTCTGACCTACGTCGGGGCGCGCGTGACACTCCCGCGTGACTCGACGGGACGCGTCGCGTCGGTCAGTGCGCCCACCGGTGCAACGCCCGCAGGGGCCACCGTCCTACCGGTGGGTGAGACGGGGCGTCAGATCATGGACGCGCACAAGCGCGTCGGGATGCTGGACACGCAGCTCGCCGAGGCTCGCGCGGATCTGGCTGCGTCGAAGGCGGAAGTTGACCGCGCGGTTAAGGCCGCGCAGGACGGCGTGAAGACAGCACAAGACGCCGCCGACGCCGCCGCAGCCAACGCCCGCGA